TTCCGTAACTTAATATACGGGCTGAGATAATCAATCCATTTTTGTCTACGCGCGAAATAGTTGAATAATCTACAGGAGTTACTATCAATGATTCTAACAATTTATCTAATACAACGCCTTCTCGTATATATGATGGATTAGTTAGAATATCTTCATCATATGCTGTCATGTACCGCATTTCAATAGTACCATCACGTAATGGATGATCTTTTGGATATACCATTCCGTTGCTAACTAAACGAATTAATTCGCTAGGAATACTGCTTCGTTTGCTGTCTTCATACTGTTTTTTAGCAAGTTGTATTAAATCTTGATTGGTTACTCGATCTGTCATTGCACTCATTATTCTCCTTATAACTTCTTTTAAATAAATATGTTTGAACATAAAAAATGGGGACAACTGCCCCCATTAAATAGTATAATATCAATATTAGTATTGAAGAATTGCGTAATCATATTTAAGCGTTAATTCAATCATCATCGCTTCTTCTGTTCCCCAATCCATGTTTCCAAAGTTTGCATCTGAAATAAATGCTCCTTTTAAAGTCCAGTTTTCAATTTTTTCACCTAATGCTGATAATGCATAAAATTCTAAATCGCGTTTATAATCAGTAGAATATCCATCTCTACCAGTTAATGATTCGTGGTGGAAACGTACCCATTCCATTACTGCCTGAGCGCCTTCTGATGTAATTGGATCATATATAGATATCGAAACATCACTCCAACGAGATTTTCCTTTAACTTTTCGGTCAATATTGATATGATCTAGAACAATTTCACCATTTGTTATAGTAGGGCGAGCTGCAGCTTTAACTAGATATGCCGGAATATTTGTACCTGCTAATTGCATAATAAATCTATTGGCATATTTCGGTTCCCACGAAAACGCACTATTAAATAAATCATTCTGACTAATATCAGGTAAAGTTGGTGTTAATGCCATTTGGTATCCTTCATTACTTTTTTATATAAATATCAGCAAAGTAAAAAAGGTAGAACCGAAGTCCTACCTTTTAATGATTAGATTTAAAATACTATTCTGGGAAACTTGCTCCAGTAGGTTGAATATTGAAATCTAAAATAATAAATTCAGCCGTACGTGTCGGTTGAAGGAAGATTTGACCATATAAAATATTTTGATCAATCAAATCTGGTGTATTATTTGAAGAATCCATTACTACACGGAATGCAAATAATCCTTGTTTAGCTTTTACCTGATCTAGGTATGGATTAACAATTGACAAGAAACGTAAACGTGTTGCATCAGTGTTTTGTTCAAATACTAAGTATCTAGTAGATGATGCAATAAACTTCTTCACAGTAAGCAGTAAACGACGCACATTTACTCGGTCTAATGCACTTGGAATTCCTTGTAGAGTCTTTTGCCCCCAAATACATACTCCGTCGTTAGGGAAGTTGGCAATAGGGTTTACGCGAGCTTCATACAATGTGTCCCGATCTGATTGATTCAAGTTAGTATATACATCTGATACTGTGGTTAAACCACCGCGTGTCAATCCAGCTGGTGCATACCATGGTGCGGCAACAGAATCGTTAAATGATAACACGCCTGGTACTACAACGGATGGTGGAACCCATAATGGCACATTTTTAGCAGGATTAACTATTCTAACCCATGGCCAATATGTTGCAGTATAATTTGTATCTAATGTGGTAACATTATTAACCACGGTAGGAATTGATTCTGTTAATCCGTTTGAATCCATTACATAGAATGCATCTTGACGAGTTTCTACCATGTTAATTGCTGCACTAGTTACAATGCTGTGTTCGCTATTAATAATACCAGGGGTTACTAACATGTTAATGTCATAGTAATCAGTATCACTTAGCAATGCAAATGCTTTGTTATATGCTTTTGTTCCAGCTGTGCTTGTACCTGAACAATTGAATCCAAATGTGTTGTCATTTGTAATGTATTGTCCTGAGTATTTTTTTAGGTTTGGTTTAGCCCCATCAAATCCGCCTTGCATCGGTACAATGAACTTACGTGTACTAAGTGCTACGTTAGCTGTAAAGTATGAATTACCTGTTGTCAATGCTGTTTCTAAACTTCCGGAATATGGTGATGTTGTTGTAGGAAAACCTGCAGCTGCATCTTGATTCACATTACCTAAATAAAAGTCAGTGTTACTACCAGTTACTGAACCAGATGTTGGTACTGGTGCTAAGTAATTCAAGTTATTAACATTGCTAAAGTTAAATCCAAAATAGTTATTTGCGTTGTATGTAGTTACAACTTGTGATGTTAGATATGTAGTAGCAGTTAAGTTAACAGAACCAGATGGCATCGGTATTGGTGAATTCAACGCACGGAATCCAAATGGAATCAAACTTTTATCATTTGTTTTTGTTTCAACACCAGTTGTTACTTCTACTCGGATGTATTTTGAAAGGTTTGGATATGCACCGTAACGAACAATTTTATTATCATCTGACACAATCTGATAACGATCTCCAATTACCCGAGAGATGTATCTAGATGAATCTGGATTTAAATTGACATTTTGAAATACTTCAACAATATCAGGATTTCGGTCTGTGTCTTGAGATGAATATGGTGAGTTTGGAATATTATTAGTATTAACTCGTCGAACTTCCACAGTAAATGTACCATATCCAGATGGATCAGAAACTTCAGCTGAAGTACGTACATCTCGAATACCAACTTTAACCTCATGGTTAACTGATGTACCATCTGCTAATGCATAGAAACGGAACAAGTCTTTAGATACAACTCCTACTTTTTGTGATGTTATCCATGGAGTAGCAGCTTTACCATCTAAATTACCATAATCAGTTAGCAATTCATAGTTTGAAATTATTGCTAGTTTCGTAGTAATATTGCCTGGATTTGCAAATGCAGCAAATGCAGTCGGATTTTCATACAATACATATGCTGGATAGTCTACCGATTTAGGACCAGTTCCAAATACTTTAGCTAAATAGTTATTAGCATTTGGATTAATAGAAGCGGATATCGCAGTATCTTGTGATACTAGGAATGATCCATCAAATCCAATGGCAGCATCGGTTGATGCAACTGCACTAGATCCGGATATTTTAATTGCAAATGATCCTGACCCAGCATCAGTTAACACTGAATTTTCAAATATTGGTGTAGCACCATCTGCTTCTACTGCTTGCACTGGATGAAGTACATGTGTTACTACTTCTACTTTAGATGCGCCAGATCCCGAAGCTGCAATGATTGCTAATGCTCCATTTGTTAATTTATACCCATCTTCATATAAAAGACGAGTTACTGTGATTACACTTCCGTTACGTAAATAATCTTGAACGACAAATGGCACATATGAATCATCTGTATATGATCCAAATGTTGCTACAAAATCGCTATAATTTCTTATTTGCGTAGGAATTAGTGCTGGTCCTTTCACAGTTGGACCTACTATTGCTGCACCTATTGCAGCAACGCCACCAGCTAAAAACGATTGATCTACTTCGTTCGTAAATACGCCTGGTGACACAATTCTTTCTGCCATTAAATTACTCCTATGATTTGTTTATTATAAATATAATGCTAATGTTACTGACCAACAGGAGTAAATGTGCCGGCAGCAATATTTATTTCACCGTCTCCATACCGCTCTTTAAGTTTTTCTAGTAAGGATGATTCATCATTTCGTAATTTATCAAATCGAGCTAATAATTGAGTTTCTTGTTCAGCAAGTTGTTCTAGTTGCCGTTTTAATAGTTGTTTTTCAATTGATACATTGCCGATGTAAGATGCAACCTCAGAAAACCCTGTTCGTAACTCTTGTATTGCATCTAAATGTTCTTTGTCTAATTTTCGTGTCATATGTAACCGTTTCTTGATATAATAAGAAGTATTTATATAAAATCCAAATTACCAACTAGTAATTATTATGATTCCAGATCCGCCATAACCACCTTGACCACCAGTGCCTGTTGTATTTCCTATTAAACTTCCGCTTAATCTTAAACTTCCTGTTAAAGTAAATGAGCCAGACACAGTTATATCGTATGCTTCAACTTTAGTAAAAGCATCAATTGATTGGGTAACATGCCAAGCATCAACTTGTTCTCCAGTTACTATTCCAGTTTTAGATAAAACTTTAGCCATTTAGTTTTATTATAAATATTAAATTTTAAAGCATTTCAACATCATTTATGTTGATAGAGAAATCACTTACAGATAGTGTATCTCCATCCAATGTAAAATCTGTTCGATAGTCTAAAGGTGTACCTGCAGGTATATTTGAAGTGTCGATTTTTAATCCATATCCTGCTCCATCAACATAAACATTGATGATTTGGTTGTAATCAAAATCAACTAATTCAACTGCTGTTAAAGTTTTGTCTTGTAAAAATTCTTTAAGTGTCATAAATTTAATTGTTTTACATTAATATATATATGGCAAAATTATACGTACAACGTTGTTAAAACCAGATCCTGTAGGAACAAATGTAGTATCTATAGTACCATTTGTATTTAGTCTTGCAATTCGGTTTACTGTTGAGCCTGAATATGTAGTAAATCCTCCACCTATTAAGATTTTTTGCGTTTCTGGGTCTAATGTTATGTTGGATACTTCTCCATTAGCTCCAGACCCTACATTGAATGTTGCATCTATAGTACCATTTGTATTTAGTCTTATAATTCGATTTGTTGATGAACCGGAATATGAAGTAAATGATCCCCCTGCTATAATTTTTCCATCGGTTTGGATTGCTAATGAGGTTACTGAGTTATTTCCGAATCCAGTTCCTATATTGAATGTTGTATCTAGAGTACCATTTGTATTTATTCTTACAATTCGATTTATGTTTGAACCAGAGTATGAAGTCAAGGCCCCACCGGCTATTATACGGTTCGAAGAGTCGATAGCTAATGCATTTACAGTATTGTTAAATCCAGTTCCTACGTTAAACGTAGCATCTATAGTACCACTTGTATTTAGTCTTACAATTCGATTTATGTTTGAACCAGAATATGAAGTGAAATCACCTCCAGCTATTATTTTATTATCTGTTTGTATTGATAAACTACTAAGACCACCACCAAAACCAGTTCCTATACTAAATGTAGTATCTCTAGTTCCATTAGAATTAATTCGAGTTATTCTGTTCTGTGTTGAACCAGAGTATGAAGTAAATGATCCCCCTGCTATAATTTTTCCATCTGTTTGTAATGTTAATGAATTTACAGTACTGTTAAAACCATTTCCTATGTTAAAAGAGGCATCTATACTTCCGTTAGGGTTTATTCTAGTTATATAATTTCGAGATGATCCTGAATAATATGTAAAAGTTCCACCAGTTATAATTTTTCCATCAGTTTGTGCTTTTAGGTCGCGTATATTAAACCAAAACCCATTAGAGGCTATTATACTATTAGAAGTAGTGCTGCCAGTAGTATTTAAAAAGGTTAATGAATCTATATTATTCCCTGTGAAATTACCTCCGACAACAATATTATTATTAGGTAGTTGTAATATTATATTTGGACGAGTAGATGAATTTATCCCATGATTAAAAGAAGTATCTACAGTACCATCAGTGTTTAATCTAATAGTTCTTACAGCTAACGATCCTGAGTATGAGGTAAATTGACCTTGTATTAATATTTTTCCATCAGATTGGATTCCAATACTATCTACTGTTGGTGTAACACCACCAATTCCAGTTCCTATATTGAATGTTGTATCTAGAGTACCATTTGTATTTAGTCTTACAATTCGATTTATGTTTGAACCAGAGTATGAAGTGAAATTACCTACAACTATTACTTTATCATCGGATTGAATTGCTAATGAATTTACCTCACTATTAAATCCAGTTCCTATATTGAATGTTGTATCTAGAGTACCATTTGTGTTTAGTCTTACAATTCGGTTTATTGATGAGCCTGAATATGAAGTGAAATTACCTACAGCTATTACTTTACCGTCGGATTGTGACACCATATAATTTGCTTGGCCATTTAATCCGCTGGTGCCAACATTATAAGTTGTATCTCTTGTCCCATCAGTATTCAAACGTATTATACGAGTTGCACCGGATGACGAGCCTGAATATGATGTAAATGCTCCAGAGGCTATTATTTTATTATCTGTTTGTATTGATAAACTACTAAGACTACCGTTGAAACCAGTTCCTATATTAAATGTAGTATCTCTAGTTCCATTAGAATTAATTCGAGTTATTCTGTTCTGTGTTGAACCAGAATATGAACTTAATGATCCGCCAGCTATTATACGACCCAATGAATCTATACCCAATGTAACTACACCACTATTAAAACCTGTACCTATATTAAATGTAGTATCTCTAGTTCCGTTTGTATTAATTCGGGTTATATATGGTTGGGATGATCCTGAATAGTTAAGGAATATACCTCCTAGTACTAATTTATCATCAGATTGTATGCTATAAGTGTATACAGTGCCATTTAAACCGTCACCTTGATTAAAATTACTAGCCTGGGATCCACTTGAATCTAAAACTCTAAAATATGGGTTGGTATTAGTAGCATATGTATTAAAATCACCTCCTATATAATAACCATTAACTATTATCCCAGGGGTTGGTAGTACTAAAGATAAAGGTTGAATAAATGCAAATGGTGTAAACATAACTTATATCATATTTCTTACAGAACTTAAAAATACTGTTGTTGAATCAAATGTAATCATTGTTACAATATCAATTGCGTTTGATATTTGTGAACCAGTATATGCAGAACCACTTGGTTGATCAACGGTAGATGGAAAACTTACTGTACCTGTTCCAGCTGAACCTTGATTTACTCTAATATTGACTGTTTGTCCTGGTTGTAGGTTAGTTGGGTTAATATGGGTGTTTGCTCCATTTACTAAATTTAAAATAAAGAAGTTACCAAAAGACATATTAAGTGAAGCAGTATTTGATGAAATGGAAAGTGTGGATACATTTCCACGTAATGAACCAGTTATTACTTGACTTCCTGTTATAGTTAATGAACCAGTTATAAGAGTATTACCTGTTGAAGTAATACGCATTCGTTCAATTGATGAATCTGAATTAGAAGGTAAAGTAGTAGAGGGTGAAGTGCTAAATATTATATCATCTGCATAAAAATTCGTTCCAGCATTATGATTAAATTCTATTTTTGAAGTAATATTATTACTAGATCCAAGATCATAACCATGACCTATTTTCATAGATACTGGGGCTGAATTAGTTCCAATTATATTTGGTTGGGTTGAGGTTGTAGATATATGAAGACTATGAGCTGGGGTAGTTGTTCCAATTCCAACTATTCCACCAAATGAAGCTGTTGAAGCATTCTGTGTAATTGAACCTGTAATTACTACTTGTTGATTAAGTGGGTTGACAAATGAAGCCGTAGATGCAAATGAAGCACTCTCTGCTGTTATTTGAAAACCGTTTATTTTGCTTACGTTACTCATATCTCATACCAATCGTTAGATGGGTTAAATTTCATTATCCAATAGTCAGGTGTTGTTGCGCTGTTGTAGTACATATGGCCTACCACTCTCACATATCCTGAGGTTGGTTTAGTTGTAGTAAGGGATGACTGTGATCCGGTTAAATATACAGGCATACCGTAAAAGTTACTTCCTCTTACATATGGTACATCTATAATAGCAGATGAGGTTGTTACAGTAACTATTCCATCTATTAAGATACCACCTCTAACGTACCCATTAGTACAAATTCCTAAAAGTTTTGTAGTATTATCTGTTGATTGGTCTGCTAGTTTCCATACACCATCTGTATCTAAAAATACAGTATTTGATGCTGTTACTGCCAAATCAATATTTGGGCCAACCTCTATAAGTTTACCAGCAAAATTAGAAGCTATACTACCAAACCCGGTTGTGGTTGCAATAAATTCATCTTGAGAAGTTTCATTTGAAATTTCAATAGTAGGTCGATAATTTACTATATTAAGTCCAGAAGTACCACTCCAGTCTATTGATGGATTACCTCCGGTGTCGTCTGCTCGACGGTTTTCCCAATTTATAGATGTGTTACCTGACGAATCGAGATTAACTCTGTTTGTCCAATCACTTGATATATTACCGGCAGTATCTAATAAATAACGGTTCTGCCAATCAATTGATTGAAGTTGGGTTGTATCATATGAAATACGATTTTGCCAATCTACGGAACTAATATTACTATCATCTGTTAATGTACTAGTTGCAGTATCTAGTTTAACATTAGTTCCATTATTTACAGAAAATGATCCAGTAACTCCTAAGCTTCCAGTTATCTGTGCTGAGCCAGTGTATGGGAATACCGGAGCATATGATGCTGATGTTGCGAATGATGCGGTACCTAGTAGTGACCCTGTAAATGAAGTTGCTGACAAACTTCCCGTTAATCCGTATGATCCGGTAAGCTGTCTACCACTAATCCAAACGCTTCCAGATTTTACTAATATATCACCAAAGGATGATGTAGTTGTAGTTTCTCTAACATCATGTAACTCCCCAATCTCCCATCCATTTGATATATGCGTAAATATAGATCCTACGGTATTATGCACCCTAACAATATATCCTAATAGTACTGTATGTTGTGGTGCTTGTGGCTGTGTAGTTGTCCATCCACCTGGGGTGGTTGGTGATAACCAAACTGGCGATCCGCCTATTGTACCACTGGTATTTATGTTATTAATAAATCCAAATGTAGTAACATAACCTTCAGCACCAGATAATATAGATTCTGCAGTAAATCCTAAAGTTGTTGCTGAATATCCATCAGTCGTACCAATCGCTCTGTTAACCGAAGGTCTATTTCCTTGTGACCCGGAAACAAAAACTACTTCTCCTTTGTTTAAGGTAGTTCCTGTATTATTAAAAACCAATACAACATTTTCTTGACCTAACTCTACATTAACGTTTCCGCCCTTTAACATTAAGTCTAACGTGCCGGCGCCATCATCCCAACCTAATTGCCCAACTTGAGTTACTCCACTCGCAGTTGTGTAAAAGTGTATGCTGTTAGGATTGAAGATAGAACCAGATATGTTAAACGATCCAGTCATAGTAAGTGCTGAGCCGTCAAAGGTTAAAGCCGCTTCTCCGTTTAATTCTGGAGAGGTTCCGGTGGCTGTAATCAATCTGTTATTGACATTTGTACCACCGTTAAATGTAGCTCCGCCACCAGAACCTGATAGTAGATTTGTTCCAGCACCTCCGGCTGCAGCTGTTAGGTCAATGTATGCTCCTCTTGCAGCCCCTCCTTGTTCAAAAAATCGAATTTTATTTTGATACACATCAATGGTAACACCACTACCAGTAAGGGATGTATTAGTAACCGGTTTGTTTAGCAGTATTTCTCCACCTTCATCTCCCGATTGATAAAGTACACTTAATTTAGAACCATCAAATGTTAGTAATGATTCAGCATTTAATGTGCCATCTCCGTTAGCAGTTAACACTCGAGTGTCTGCATCATTCGATATAGCAGGTGTTATGTTAGAAGCTGTTAGAGAAAATGAGGCTGTCCCAAGTAGAGACCCAGTTATACTAGGCGAATATAAAGAATTTAATGCAGCATCCGATCCGGATACTATGACTTTTTTCCATGCTGGCATATTATACTCCTACCATTGTGGTTAGATACATACACTTATGCCGTGTATATGCCTACTTCCTTGCGGCCTACAATGATTTATTAATAAATATATTAACGAGGTTTTTTACTGGTTTGTTTAGAATCCATTTGTTTAGCAATTTCTGCAATCTCTGATTCTAATTTAACCTGAAGTGATGCAATAGTTTTAGCATCTTTACCAGTAATAGTGATTACATCTAATGATTGTCGTAAAATACTAATTTCTTGCGGTGTTAAATCTATAGCAAATAAATCCATAACTATTTAGTTTGTTCGGTGTATTGATTTTGTAATTTGATTACCATATTATAAAACAATTCAACTTGTTCGCCGGTTAATGTGGATGTACGTAACATTGTTAATAAAAATTCTAATTCAGAAGTATTTAACTGATTTACGGATTGATTAGCTTGATGTGCCGGTTTATTTATTTTATTTATGATACCCATATAACTTATTATATATAATATTACGCATAAATCCAAATATCACCTGCCGTAGATGTATACATTGCACCTTGAACTGCAAACTCACCAGTTACTGGTTTAGTAGCACCATGATTTGCTTCAGTAAATAAATATGGTACAAATGAACCACTAACTCCTCCAGCAGATGTCGGATCTAATGCATTGGTAGTATCAGTGACACCGGATTGGAATCCCCAACGATCTGTTGCTGCATCAAATCCATATGCAATGTTACCAGCAGCATCCGAACCTCTATCGATAATAATACCACCATCACTTGATGCAGCAGATCCGGATGCTAACAAGATAAATTTATCTTCTACATATAAATCTTGAACATTAATAAATGTAGTAGTACCATTAACAGTTAAATCTCCAGTTACAACTAAACTATTATTTACTGTAGTTGTACCAGAACCAGCGCCTAAATTTAATGTTGTTGCTGCACCAAATGCGTTAACAGTAGTAGCATTGGTATTAAATACGGTGGCGGTTGCGGCGGTTGTAGTAATATCGCCGCCATTAACTGCTGCATCACCGGTTAATGTCAATCCTACAAATTGTGGCGAATCGCCAGTTTCTAAACCTAAATCGATAGTCGATCCTGCTACACCGTTTGTTGTAAGTACAGCTTGTCCTTGACCCGGCGATGATAATACAGATGATGACACAATACCAGCTGGTAATTGAGCTGAACCAGACCAGACACCTGATCCGTTAAGGATTTGTGCTTGTGTTATAGATCCGCCTAATGAAACAGAAGTTCCTGCTATTGTAATAGATGAATTTGTTAAGCTAGCATTTGGGATACTACCGAGAGTAAATGTGATAGTGTCTGTAGTTGCATTTCCAGTAATATCTAATCCAGCACCAGATGATGATGCAAACGTTAATGTGTCAACGGATGAATCTGCAATTACAGAAATGCCGTTAATAGACATAGTAGCAAATGTATTTTGTTGTGTTACCGCGGTTAAATATCCAGCATCATTATTAAGTTGTGATATATTACTACCGGATACAACTACCTTTTTCCAAACTGCCATTTTATTCCTTTACTATATTTTTTATAATAAATATGTTAAAACTTAAATTAACTAATCCAATCCTACAAAAAACGAACCTGATGTAAAATATATTCCGCCATTCGGTGCTGGATTTGATAATTCTGCTGATTGTGTTGCTACTACAATAACTCGATCAGATTGTATTTTAAACAAATCAATGCTAGCAGATTTAACTAAAAATAAATCATTAACTGTGTTAACTTGAGCTATAACGCTACCACTAATAATTCTAAATGAGTCACCGCCTCCACCGTTTACGAC